ATGCCGTTAAAAACCCAAATGCCGGTTGGGATGATGATAAAGAAAAAGAATATCTAGAGACAACAAAAAAATTTGAATCTAAGGTTTCTCGTTATAACGAAGACAATGATTTGGTTGAAGTTGATGGTTTTTTAATGCCTAAAAGACTACTTAATGTAGAGACGAAACGTATCTGTGATACATGTTCTACCTATTCTTTCGATAAAGGTGATGACTTTTATATGCATAAATTTGATTGCTGTCAGAGATGCTTCATCCAATATGTCGAAGGGCGAGAAGAAAGATGGCAATCAGGATGGCGTCCAAACATAGAGGAATAAAAAATGAAAGTAACAAAAAACTATATCAAGCAACTTGTAAAAGAAGAGCTTCAAGCTGTATTGGAAAATAATACGGAGTATATCGCTGGTGACGGCGGTGCTGATCGTATTGATGGGGTTAAAACAACCCTTTCTAAAGTTAATCTTGGCGTAAATCATCCAAAAATGAAAGATGTGAAAGAAAAGTTAAAAAGTATGCCGAATGGATCATTCACCAAAAATACAGCAATGGGCGATGATTTTCTTTATGTTAAGTCTGAGGAAGGTAATGCCTATTATGCTGCTAATCACCGTGGCAATAATAGGGCAGATTCTGCATATGAAGAATTGGAAGCATTGGGTTACAAAGAAGTTAAGTAATTCACATTTAAGATAGGAGAAGGAATAAATGGCTACAACATTAGAAATTGTAAAAGGAATTCATCAAGCAGCAGCAAATGCTTATGATGGCTCTCATGATGAGAGATTTACAGGCAAAGATCTTGCAAAAGAAATCGGATTGCGTAGAGAAGAAGGGTGTGCGATCAAGGACTCAAGAGTTATTGACGGCTTCAATGTAAAAGTATCTGGTAACGAATTGCATATTATCTATCATACAGAAGTTACAGCAAAAGAATCTCACAACGCTCAATTGGAATCCGACATTGAACAAAGCATTGCTGACATTGTAAAGTTTCTTAAGAAGGAATACAGAAAGGTTGCTGAAGGTTCTTTATCGTTAGGTAAGCCAGAAGAGATTGAAATACGTATGGAGTACATCTCTAGACAAAGAGTGTCAATTATTGCTAAACAACGTTTTGTTATTAGTGGGATTGACGCAGAACAAAACAACTCTCCTGAGTCCCAAGAAGATCGTTTGGATAAATCAATTAAAGATTTTCTTTCTATGGGAAGAGAGCAAGCCAAGAAGCCTTCAAACTACACAGCGAAAAATGAGCAATAATGATATCAAAACAGCAAGCCGTACAAGAAATTCTAAAGTGTGGCAAGTCTCAAGAGTACTTTGTCAATAACTTTTGCCGCATTCCACATGCGGTTCATGGTTTGGTGCGTTTCGATACATACGACTTTCAAGACGAACTGCTAGATGATCTAGAGAAGTATCGCTTCAATGTTGTCCTTAAAGCAAGACAGATGGGTATTTCAACAATTGTTGCTGCTCATATCTCTTGGCTAATGATGTTTCACAAGCATAAGAAGGTTCTTATCCTCTGTACCAAACTTGAGACAGCAAAGAACGTTGTTATCAAAGTGAAAGAGATGGTAAAAAGTCTGCCTGATTGGATGCAAATTGCAAAGATCACAGTCGACAACAGAACCTCATTCGAACTATCAAATGGCTCTTGGATCAAGGCTTCTTCTACATCAGGAGATGCAGGACGTTCGGAAGCACTTTCTTTGCTTGTTCTTGACGAGGCTGCTTTCATTCCTGACATGGAAGAGTTATGGACTGGTATATATCCTACAATCTCTACAGGGGGACGCTGTATTGCCCTCTCAACGCCTAATGGTGTTGGTAACTGGTTTCACACCACCTATGTCGATGCAGTATCTGGAGTGAACGCTTTCAAGCCCACAGTACTACACTGGAGTAGGCATCCGGATAGAGATAAGGAGTGGTTCGAAAATGAAACTAAAAATCTATCTCCGAGACAAATCGCACAAGAGTATGAGTGTAACTTCAATGCTTCTGGTGAGACTGTTATTGCTCCTGATGATATTGAAAGAATTGAGAAGATGGTTTGTGAGCCAAAGCACAAAGTAGGGTATGATAGGAATTATTGGATTTGGGAAGAGTGCCAAGATGGAAAGAAGTATGTATTGGTGGCTGACGTTGCAAGGGGTGATGGGGCTGACTATTCTGTATTCCACGTTGTCAATACGGATACAATGGAAATCGTTGCAGAATATAAAGGAAAGCCAAACATTGATGACTTTGCAAATATGCTTTACTCGGCAGGTAGAGAATATGGTGAATGCTTACTGGTGGTTGAGAACAATAATATCGGATATTCAGTTCTTGAGAAGCTAATCGAGATGGAATATCCAAATATTTATTTCAGTGTCAAAGGATCAGGCGAGTACATAGAGCAGGTTTCTGCGATAGGAAACCAAAGTGCTGTTCCGGGCTTTACAACATCTATGAAAACTCGTCCATTAATTATTGCCAAATTAGAGGAGGTCGTCAGAAATAAACTAATTACTATAAAATCTTTACGTTTATTGAATGAATTAAAGACTTTTGTGTGGTATTTGGGAAAACCTCAAGCCATGAAAGGATATAACGATGATTTGGTAATGGCACTGGCTATTGCTTGTTGGGTTAGAGACACAGCAATCATCGCTTCCAAAAGGGGAGAGGAGTTGCAAAAAGCTATGCTAAATTCAATGGTTTACACAAATACAGTTTTGAACACAAATATCAGAGGGCAACAAGGCTATAACAAAACTAATGCTACTTTCGATCCAGCACCACAAGGAAGTCTTGAAGAACATAGGCGTAATTTAGATAAATTTAGTTGGATATTCAAAGGATAAAGACAATGGCTGACAAGAAAAAGAACCCAAGAAACCCACAGAGTACTCTGTATAAAAGGTTGACAAAATTACTTTCATCTCCTATCGTCAATAGGCGAACACAGATGCAAAGACGTTATAAACGAGCAGATATGGACAAGTATAATTTCAATTCTGCTATGGGATTGGACTTTAAGAAGACTTCGTACAATCCATATGATAATATGACTGCAAATATCATGGCAAATCAAAATCGCTATGAAAGATATATGGACTTTGATCAAATGGAGTATACTCCTGAGATTGCTTCTGCTCTTGATATTTACGCAGATGAAATGACTACTTCTACAATGCTGTCTCCGATGTTGAACATAAAATGTCCAAATGACGAAATTAAAATGATTCTCAAAAATCTATATGAAGAGATTCTTAATGTAGATTTAAATTTATTTGGCTGGAGTCGTTCATTGTGTAAGTTTGGCGATTTTATGTTATATCTAGACATTGATGCTACATTGGGGATTCGACATGCTATTTCTCTGCCTATTGATGAGGTTGAAAGACTCGAGGGCGAAGACAAGACAAATCCTAATTATATTCAATATCAATGGAATTCTGGAGGTTTGACTTTTGAAAACTGGCAGATCGCACATTTTAGAATTTTGGGCAATGACAAGTATGCTCCTTATGGAACATCAGTCCTTGAGCCTGCTAGAAGAATCTGGAGACAACTTACTTTATTGGAAGATGCCATGATGGCTTATCGTATTGTTCGTTCGCCAGAGAGAAGAGTGTTTTATATTGATGTTGGTAACATTGCCTCTCAAGATGTAGAACAATTTATGCAGCGTGTCACTACACAGATGAAAAGAAATCAATTAATTGATGCCAACACTGGACGTGTAGATCTACGCTACAACCCGTTATCCATCGATGAGGACTATTTCATTCCTGTTAGGGGTGGCAATAGCTCTAGGGTTGAATCATTGCCTGGTGGATCTTATACGGGCGATATTGATGATGTTAAATATTTGCGTGATAAATTATTCTCCGCTCTCAAAGTTCCCATGTCTTACCTTTCCAGAGGAGATGGACAAACAGAAGATAAAGCAACACTTGCTCAGAAAGATATTCGTTTCGCAAGAACCATTCAAAGACTACAAAGATCTGTAATCTCAGAATTAGAAAAGATTGGATTGGTTCATCTTTATACATTAGGTTATCGTGGTGATGATCTTATATCATTTAAGTTGCTTTTAAACAATCCGTCAAAGATCGCAGAACTTCAGGAACTTGAACACTGGAAACAGAAATTTGATATTGCTGGTGCTGCTACTGAAGGCTTCTTCTCTAAGCGTTGGATCTCTGAAAATATTCTTGGAATGTCTGATGAAGAATTCTTAAGAAACCAGAGAGAAATGTTCTATGATAAGAAGATGGCTTCTATGCTCGAGAAAGCTTCTGAGGAGGTTCCTGCCTCTGCTCCTGATACTGGAGCATCTGGTGGTGCCGGTGGCGGACTTGATCTCGGTGGCGGCGGCGGAGGCGCTGGTGGCGGACTTGATCTCGGCGGTGGTGATGCTGGAGGCGGAGAAGCACCTGCTGGTGACGCTGGTGGAGGTGCCGGCGGTGGAGACGAAGGTGGAGGAGCAGAATCCTCCTTACTCGCAGCACCGGGAAACAGAAGTCGTGATAAAGATGGCAAAGTATCCAGAGGTGACGGCAAAGGTAGAAGAAAGATTAAGCCTGTTAAAGATGCCGAAGCAGGTAGAGCAGCAAGAACAAATAGTACAAAAGCTGTCACTAATCCAATGAAAAGAATGTTCAGTGATCCTATCGCTAACATCGTAAATACGGTATATGAATCGGAAGAAAAACAGATTTACGATAAAGAAGAGAAGCAACTATTTAATATTAGCCACGATTTGAAAGTGCTACTTGAAAGTATGGAGCCTAAAGAAAAATGAAATACAATAAAAAAAGAAACACAGCGTTTTTATACGAAACGTTGATCTTAGAAATGACTAAGGCAGCGTTAAACAAAGATGAAAAACGAAAGAATATTGCTTTTGATATTATTAAAGAAAACTTTGCAAAAAATTCTATTCTCGATGAAGAGCTAGATGCCTATCGCTCTGTCTTGGAAACCAAAGGCGCAACAAAAGACTGGGCAAACATGATTCTCAGAGAAGCACAAAGAACCTATCTTTCTCTGCATCCCGGACATGTGTTTAGTCAACAGACACATGTAATCAACAGAATAAATAAAGAACTGGGCAAAGATACTTTTAGTAACTTTACGCCAAACTATAAATCTTTGGCAACAATTGGGCAGTTATTTAGTGTCAAAACACCGGTAAAAACAAGAGTTATATTGGAAAGTAACTTGATCGAGGAAATGACTAGCCAAGAAGAAACTATGGCAGTAGAACCTGTAGATAATTTGGTTCTTAAAATGTTTGTTGAAAAATTCAATGAAAAATATGATGATCTATTAGAAGAACAAAAAGATCTTTTATTTAAATATATCTTTTCATTTGCAGATGATGGTATGGGATTAAAGATTGCAATTAATGAAGAAATTTATAGAATGAAAAAAATTATCTCAAAAAATAAAACTTCTATACCTGAATTATCTGATAAGTTTGATTCGTTAGATGTTATGTTAGAATCTTTCTCAAAGCAATCAATTAATGACAATATGTTATTAAAGGTTATGAAGACTCAAGAATTTTGTAAGGAATTAATCTAATGTCAATTAAAGTATTTGTAGGCGAGAAATCTATCTCTAGGGAAGCCAATAAACTAAAAGACTACAAGTTTTCTCTTGATATGAGGCAGACACTTGGTGGAGACTATGTCGTTTATGATCACCCAGATATTGATATTGTTATTATGCCAAA